GCATCATGGAACCACGCAAATTAACCGCCTTCGTCCGCCCAGCTTGGGAACGGAACTTACGAGCAGAACGGGCCTTATTAACAGGCCTCCGAGATGATGGTAGCATAAAAAACCTCCTTTTAAAAAGTAGGACAAAAAGAGACTAACACATAATAGTGTCAGTCAACACAGTTACATCAAGGCAATTAACTGTGTTTGGCCTCTTTAGAGGCCTTTTCCCGCTTCGCAATCTCCGCTTCGACCTTCGCAGCCATATCGGCCGCTTCCTTCGCCTTACGCGCGTCTATACGCTTCTGCATGGGCTCCGGAGCCAGCATCCCCAAATCGCATATGCGATCGTAATTACGGTCATCTGAGCAAAATTGCACAAACCGATGGGGGTCATTATCAAACTCGGCCCGCACATGGGCCGGCATAGCATTAAACGACGCTTGCGCGTCAACGAGAGCATTCAAAGCATCCTGATAGGAACCAAGATTAGTAAAATCCCCATACTGAGGGGCACGGACATCCTTGGGCAGCTCGCCATCCAGACCGAAACGCCGGACGAGCACATTAATATCCGCTTCTTCAGCGGAGGACTGAGACGCTAGAGATTCATCCAAACAAATGAGGCCGGTAACGATAGACATAGGGCGATGGTCATCATAAGCCGCACGCAACGGGGGGTGAACATCAAAAATTTCGCCAGTAACACGGTCAACCGGATCCTTAGCCATAATCATTTCCCTTCAATCACGTAGTCGTTATAACGGGTGCGCTGACTTGCATTAGACAGCGCGGAACGGGACTGAGCTGCAGTCCCAAGAGAGTGGGTCAAAGAACCCACAGCAGCGCCAACATCGCGCTGATAAGGCCGAGAACGGCCCCAAGCGGTACCAAAATAGTCCGCCATAGCACGCGCCTCAGGAATATCAAGGCGCAACAAAATAGCACGCACATGCTGGACAGCAGTATTAGCATCAGTCAACTTCCCTTGCTTGCCGAGCTGGACAAGCTCACCTTTCAAGAGATCAATCTGACGTTCCTTCAAATCAAACTCCTTTCCAAGAATTTCAGCGGCATTAACAGCCCGCAACGTTTGAGTAGTAGCTTCTGCAGCAGTCAGCTTAGTGCGCTCCCCTTCCGTCTTAGTCTGCTGCGCCGTAAGCGCGGAATTAGCACCCATCGAAGCAGCAGTGGCGCCCGCGATAATAGGATTAGAAATATTAGGAAGGCCGCTCGAGCTGGCCTGAGAACCGGGGGTGCCGGAACCTCCAAGAGAATGGGCACCTCCTGAACCCTTCATAATGCCAAGCATAGGATTAAGCCCTGCAGCTCTAAGGTCATTGACCTCGCGCTGATGAGCATAGTTAGTATTAGAGTCAACCCAAGCCTGATTACGTAGCTGGCCTTGCACCTGAAACTCACGATTAGTGGCAGCCTGCTCCGCATTGAACGCATTATTCTGCTGCGCGATACGTTCGTTAGTCTGGTTCACATCCTGCTGGCCCTGATAACCGGCGTAAGCAGTAGCGGGTCCAGAAATAGCACCGAAAACATCCTTAAACATCGAGCCGTAATCGGGAGAATCATCCCCGAAAAGAGTATTAACAATCGGCCCGACGAAAGGAATATCACCAACAAGATCAGAAAAGAAACCCATCAGAGCCTCACAAGCCCGGGCACCGAATACATGGGCATAGGCCGCGCCCAAACACCGTCGATAAACGCATCAAAAAGGAACTGCTGGCCGTTGGCAGAAGCACCGACGGCCGTAATACGGCTTACCGGCGGCGTATCCTGAATAAACGTTGAATTAAGCGTTGGGAGTCCAACGAAGCGCTGCGCGAGATGCCAAGGGTCAATGGTTCCGGCCGAGGTCGATCTGAAAAGGCCAGTAATTTGGGACGGGTCATACCGATATTCCGCCCACCTTTCGTTGTACCCGAATACGAGCGCATCGTTCGCCGAGCCATCGCAGTAAATCTCCTTATTCAAAATAGTCTGTTCACCAAGGTTGGCAAAAACTGGGTTGTAAAAATCGTAAAGAGTAGAACGGGACCAATGACGCTGCAACCCCTGCTGATAGGAAAGATCGGCGCGCACAGAAACAAGACCGATAAAGTAACCATGCTCGGTAGCAGAGTAAGAAAACCCATGACCTTGCGCGAGATAAGTGCCCATGCCGCCCAAAGAACCGAGCGGAGTAGAGCCACCAGTAAGGCCAGTCTGAGCAGTCTGCGCTACAGGATTAATAGTGATACGAGTAGAGCCACCACCAATATACTCAGGACGCTGGAGGCGAAAATCTGGCGGCCTGACGCCGAACATGGTTTCAATGGTTTCAACATAACGGGAACCTCCACGAGCTGAACGCTCAAGATACTGCTGAATAGTAATGGCCTGACGCAACTGATTAATAGTCGCAGACGTAGCCGCGGAAAGATCAGCAAACAAACCGGACACGCCGGTATTTAAAGCGGGTGCACCAACAGCAACGTTAGTAGCCAAAATACCGCCAACGTTAGCGGAACCAACAGGTAAGTTGGCATTGCCAGCGTAGATAAAAGGCGAGCCAGCACCATTAATACCAAGACCACCAACAGAAGTCCCATCCGACAAGCCTAACGCAAGACCATTGCCATAAACAGGGGCAGTAGTGCCGAGAGGAATAGTAACGGGGGTATTGCCCTTCTGGGGAGAAGGCAAAGCACCAGTAAAATAATCGAAACGCTTACCACGACGAAGCACGGTGTAATCGCCAGAGGCATCCGGCCCATCGCCGGTATTTAAAGCGACAGCGTTCTGAAGATTCTCGTCGCGGAACCACTCCTGATAAATGCGATTATAAGCACGCAACGGCAGAGCCGAATGAGAAAAAGTGTTGGCACCAGCAATCTGGCCAACAGTAGGTAAACCAAAATAATCATAGAGAGAAAGAATAGGATAACCGCCAGCAGGCGAAACAATCTGAGGAATAGTGTAAGAAATAGAGTCCGATGGAGAGGCCTGCTCACCCATCATATTCACCCAATGAACCCAATCAATACGATTAGGAACAAAAAAGAAAAAGGTATCAAGGTGAAGATTATCCATAACTGGAAATAAAGGTGTAGCAAGACGGCCAAAACAAGTAGCACGGACAGAAGCAGAGTCGCCAGGTAAAACCTCGGCGCAATAAAAAGGAATTAAATAACCAGCATCGAAGGTAGTCTTAACGCCCTTCTGAATGCGAAAAGAAGAACGCGGAATGTCATTCCGCGGAGTCATAGCGAACTGATGAACAGAAACCGACTGATTACGGAACATGGAGAACTCCCTTAAATTATTAAGAACGTCGAAACAAAAAGGGGCGGGTCGGCCGCCCCTGCGCTTACGCGCTAATGCTGTTCAGCAAGAGGAACGTCAAAGGACGAACCATGCACCAATAAAACAGGCGGAGACACGGAAACATACAACGCATTGAAATCGTCAAAATCACCAACATGGAACAACTGAAAGTGCTCAGGATGAGTATTCATCTCCTTAGCATCGGGATTCTTAACCAATCCCTCAAACCACCGCAAAGCCGCACCAGTAGCCCGAAAGAAAACGGGAGGGTGGAAAAACTGGGCAGCAACATCGAAAATAGAAATAGCAACTAACTTGGACATTAACAACTCCTATAGCTTCCGATGAGAAAGACCGAGGCGCGAGGAAGCAATTCGCTCACCGGCCAAAAGACGCGCAGGGCGCGCGTCTAATAACTTCATACGCTTCCCAAGCTCCTCCCGAGCATTGGAGAGATCGGCAATAGTATCGACGTAACGTAAATATACGCGAGGCATAAGAACACGCTTACCGCGATGATCAACAGAAATATCTCGAAGTGTTTCCTTAAAAAACTTACGAATCCAAGGCATGCCAATACCGGGGCGACGAGACATACAGGCAAACTCAGGGACCAACTCCTCGGGCTCACCGACCCGATAATGATCAGGGGCGAGATCACCGTAGACCTTCTTGACCACATAGCGCGCCACATAAGCCGCGGAGTCGAAATCCATAACACCGACACGAACATTACCCATTTGCCAAAGAGAATCCGCAAGTGATGATTGCCATAGAGACGGCGACCCATTCCTGCGTCCGACAACGAACTTATCCGGGAAATCAAAATTGAAGAGGCAAGCGTGAAAGTGCGGGCGTAAATTGTCGTCACCATATTCACCACCACAAAAAAAACGAACCTTTGAAAGTTCGACTAAACGCTTAGCTTGCGCACGAGTAAGATCAGAGAAATGCTTTAAACGAAAATGAGACTTCAAAAAAAAACGCCTGCGATGTTGTCGGAGGCGCTTCATAAATCCTTGGAAATGAGAGTAATCCAAGCTCCCGTTCGGGGGCACATGCTTGTCATCATAGGTAAGTGTGACAACACAGTTCTTGTCATATAACGATGCTTCGTGAACGCATCGAATAGCCCACATCTGGGAATACTTGAGCCGGCAACCGATACACCTACCGCAGGCAATCCGCAAAGTGGACAAAGCTCGCACAGAGGGCTCATGGACCCCCCCGAGGAACTCAATTCCCCCACCACCGTCGCGGCGCGCAGCGATGGGGGAGTAGCACGGCATTACAGACGAGTGCCGCCGCGCATCATGGAACCACGCAAATTAACCGCCTTCGTCCGCCCAGCTTGGGAACGGAACTTACGAGCAGAACGGGCCTTATTAACAGGCCTCCGAGATGATGGTAGCATAAAAA